ATACCATATGTAAAAGGTGCCCCGACATAATACAAACGGTTGATACCAACGTCAGTAAAAATAATAATATCTCCTCTATATTTAACCGCATAATGAGCTTGCCCTCCTGTTGCTATTTGTAAATCTCCTGCAGTATTGTTAGCTGCAGCCGTCCATGATGTGCTGTTTTCTCTTTCACTCCATTGTATTTTTCTTGAGTCTGCGCCTGCACCTATACAAACAACGTGCCTTTCATTGGTAACAACTACTGCAGTATTGTTAGTTGGTGCGTTAGATAAAGTAGAAACTGTGCTAGGAGACGATGGGCTCCATTGAAATACCCTACCATCACTTGCAGAGCATATAAGTAAGTTCTCTCCAAAGTTATCAAAACTAAAAGACTTAGTTAAAAATGATAACCCTGAAGGACCGGCTGTACCTGTACCTGATCTAATAGAGCCCCAATTTTCTTTTCCATATAAACCTGCTCCGTAGCCTAAAGGATCAAGACCACTATCATCATTGTAAGCAGGAGAAGTAATGCTTGAAGTTAAATCGTATAAAGTATCTTGGTATAAAACATATATTTTTTCTCTTGTGCCAATACCTAAAACTTTATTACCACTATTATCGGTATAAGCGTACATCCCTATAGGTGTACCTGTAAGTGCAGTATTAAATAACTTTTCCCAACCGCCAATCGGTTTTAAAAAACCATTTTCAAAACGTACAAGATTACCGTCAACCCAACGAGTTTTGCTGGCGTATTCAGTTCCGTTTTTAACTATACCTGCAGGTGGTGTGATTGTGACCAAAGCCATAATTCAACCTCTAGGCTGTTCTAACAAACATAAAGACTCTGTAATGTGCTTGAGTCGTATCTACCGAAGTTGATCCCGTACCATTTACCGTAACAGTTGTTGTAGATGCTTGAGCCGTGTAGTAATCATTTGTATCTGGATCACCGCTAAAGTCATCTGCGTTGCCAGACGAGTTAAACGAACCGCTTCGGTGTCCAGAACTACTAGAGGCAAAGTCAATACCTTTTGTTGCACTAGACCTTGTACCGTCATACCATTGGTGATTGTGCGAGTGACTACCGTTAGAAGTAACATTTATAGTTACTGTTTTGCTTGAACTTCCTGCGTTACCCGTGCTGCCACTTGTGATAGCTTGTAAAACTCTGCCCTCTCCTATTGCTGACCAAGTACCTATTCCAAATAAAGAATTGGGATTTGTATTTGATGTAGATATATAAACTGATCCGACAGGGTATATTTTGTCAAATATATTAGTATTACTAATGCTTACACTTGAAAAATTACCCGTGCTTACAGAACTTGCACCAATAGGTGTACCGTCTATAGCACCACCGTTAATGTCTGCTGACGAAGTTGATAGAGAGCTTAAGGTGGCTGCTCCCGAACTGCTTATGGTACTAAACGCTCCCGTACTTACCGAACTAGCACCAATTGGAGTGCCATCTATTGCTCCTCCATCTATATTGACAGAAGAAGATGATAAAGCAGTAGCAGTTAAAGAACTTATTGTTATAGCTGCAATAGTTCCGCCTTCTACTTTATTTCCTGATATTTGATTGTCAGCTAAAGTTAAAGTTCCTGCTGAAACGTCTAAAGTTTTACCTGAACCAACTTGTAAACCAACAGATGTACCGTTACCTGCTGACGCAAATATGGCATCTACAGAATCTAAATTATCGTTTAGGGTAGTTCCCCAAGTATTAGCTGAACCACCTACGGTTGGCTTGGTTAATCCTAAGTTAGTTGTCGTTGTCATAGCTTTTTATTATAGACTATTCAGGCAGTTCTTGAGAATCAATTAATGTTTCATACGCTGACTTAACCTCATCAGTCCAAGTTGCGTTTGCAATCGCTTGAACTCTAGTATCTTCACTAGATATGTCGGTATCACCCCAAGTGTCGCCTGATTTAATTCTAGGTTCTAGTACATGACGATGAAAACTTCTTGTAAGTTCTTTGCCATCCTCTTTTATTACTGTAGCAGTTCTAACTTGCACTTGACCCATTTCAAGCACTTCAATTTTATCTACTACTGTTTCTTTTGTAATTGCCATAATTATTACCTTTTAAGTTAAATAAGCAAGCATTAATCTTAAATCAAAAGCAACATTTACTAAATCATTGCCTGCAAAATTTGTGCCTATCTGTTTGTATACTGAGACTTGTGTACTACCAGGATTTACATAGAAATTAACATTTTGATTAGCAAAACTAGAAGTATAAGAAACATACCCAGCTCCGTAAGTAGATGCTCTAGCAGCTTCAGGAAGTCCTGCAAATGCTAAAAGACTACTTTGTAAATTGCCAGAACTTAACGCTACTCTCAAAGAAACTATAATTGTATCTCCAATTTTTGTGTAATATCCGCCTTGTGAAGAATAACTAACTGAAGTTATACCGCTTACTACAGTTGGTGTAAAAGTTCCTGTCTCATAATCATCTAGGGCATTTGCGGCTGCTGTGTCTGTGCCAAACTTTAGACCATCAGAGTCAACTCTTACTCTTGTTGTACCATCTGTTACTCCACCATTACCTGTTTGTATATCTACTGATGAAAGACCACCAAGATAAATTCTTCCTGTACTTGAGCCATCGTGGTATACACCTATATATCCTGTATCAGTTCCCCCTTGTAAAAGTTGTATACCGTCATAGTCTGCTGCATTTACAGATAACTGATGGTCAGTTGAAGTAGTTCCTATTCCTACTTTTTCATTTGAACCTATAGTTATTGCAGTAGCATCTCCGCTATCGGATATAGATGGTGTGCTTGATAACTCTGCTGGAATCTTAGTTGTCATTAGTCTGCTTCCTCTATAGTTAGTGTTCCTGCGTCAACTTGTCGCATAATTTCGTCATAGTGTCTGTTGCCTGCTGCTAAAGGAACAGTTATTTCTGTATCTACTACATTGCCCTCTTGATTTACTTGTTTAGTAACAGCTTTTATACTGTCATTTTCGTTAGATATGTTATTTTTCACATATTTAACAGATGTAAAAATTATTTCATTCATCCTAACTCCGCATCAATTTTAATTCTTGCTGCATCTGTAGCATCTCTAATCAGCATTGCTCCAAATCCTGCGGTACTGCTTATTCCTGTAATGTTTTGATTGTAACTATTTGTAGCTAAATCGGTTACAGAGTGTCCTGTTCCTGTTGTCACACCATTAGTTGTGTAAACATTAAAGTGACCTACATCAGATATGTCAACAGAAGGAATACCTCGTTTTTCAACATCGTAAAAAACCGCAAACGACCCAACAGTGCCAGATGTCCATCCCGCTGCAAACCTTTCATAAGCTACACCTGACCTACCCTTTTCTTCATAGTAGCGTTTGCACAAAGCTAATCTTTCAGGATAACTTAAAATTTCAAACTCAGTAGCAACATCGCTAACTTCTAACTGAACTGCTGTTATGTAAAGTTCGTTACTTGTGCTTGAATAAAAACTGTCAGTACCTGCTACTCTGTTTGCTGCGGTTACTGATGCCCATGTAGATGCTAGTGTACCGCTTGTATAATTACTACCAGCGTGTAACCAAATATTCATAACCAAACTATTGTTTGCATCATTACCAAATGCTCCTGTGGTATCAGCAGGGAAAGTTAGTTCTACTTTTGACCAAGAGGAAGTAACTGCAAATGTTTTCGCCACATGTCTAGTGTTATCAACATCGTAAAGTTCTACAACAAAAGTATGACTTGTATTTTCTGATTTAACCCAAAAACTTACTGTAAGCTGCTTTGCTCCGCTAGTGCCTTTTTTGACATGCTGTATATTTTGACCTTCTATCTTTTGATTTAATACTAAATACTCGGTAGCTGCTATTGAAGTATCGGCTGTTGTACAGTCTAGTTTTAAGCTTGTCGTTACATTACTTTCAGCAGGTGCAGCTTCTGTTCCCGCAGTAGCTGTTAGCCGTCCTGCCGAATCGCCTGCATCTATGTGCCACCTATCAGCAGTAAAGTACCCTGATGATGCACCGATACCTGTTACTTGTTGCGCTCTTTGATAGATACCAAAGTCCCCATTAATTAAAATGTTCCTTCTGCCGAAAGCTCCAGAGCTTTCAACCATACTTGTATCTACTTTAGTTAATGCCATTAGCTGCCCTCTAAGGTTGTTATTCTAGCTTTTAAGTCATCTATTATATCTTGTTGTTCTTGGATTGCTTTTGTTAGTACAGAAGTAAAGGCTGCATAATCAATTTTCATATTGCCTTGTCCATCTGTGCCAGATACAATTTCTGGAACTTCTTCAACCATTTCTTGTGCTATAAATCCTATATTGTAACCACCCTCTAAAGTTCTTTTTTCTCCATCAGTTTCAAACATTTCAACAACATCTTTGAATTTAAATTTTTTGGGTTGTAGTTTTTTTACAGTATCTAAACCGTATGCTATATCAGTTATATTTTCTTTTTGGTCTCTGTCTGAAATAAATCCAGCAGATGAAAGCGAAACCTCAAACCTACCTGTACCAGCACCATCATATACAACCCATTTATTACTAGCTGTTGTTCCTTGATACCATGCTGTATTTGTGCCACTTGCACTACCTCTATCTATACCAAAAGCATAAGTACCCCCACTTATATAACCAGCAGTAGAATCATCTGGTGATTTAACATGAAGGTCTGAATTTGGCGAAGTTGTGCCAATCCCGACATGTCCTGCCGAAGTAATACGCATTCTTTCTGTTAAAGTAAAAGAATTACCATCAGTTAAACTGGAATTGCCATAAAAAAATGTTGCTCCATTATCAAAAGATACTCCTGATGCAGAAGTAGAAGTGGCTATAAAATTGCTTCCGTCAAAATAAAATCCACCAGAAAGAATTAATTGATTATTGTCTGTTGATGTTAAAAATCCACCGTCTTGAGATGCAGTACCTACTTTCACTTGGGTATTACTGCCTTCAACATCTAAAAGAAAATCAGGACTCGTAGTTCCAATACCAACTTGTTCTGAACTATTAATAGTTATAGCAGTAGCGTTACTACTATCTGCTATTCCAGGAGTACTAGATAATTCTACTGGGATTTTAGTATTTGCCATTAGCTGCCCTCTAAGGTTTCAATTCTAGCTTTTAAAGCTTCAATAATAGTTTGTTGTTCTTGCATACCTTTTAATAAATGTATAGTCAGCCTATCGTAAACTACAGTTTCAGGTTCTAATGAACCATCAATTTCTTTATAAGTGACCAGTTCAGGTGCAATTTCATTAACTTCTTCTGCTATTAAACCTATACCAGCTTCACCTGTAGCTTTATCATCATAAGTAACAGGTCTTAACTGATTCACTTTGGATAAAGAACTAGGAAAATCTTGTACATTATCTTTATATCTTAAAGAAGAAGAATCGTAATAAATATATCCACTACTTGTATTAATCTTTAATGCTGGATTACCTGCTGTAGAACCTGTTAGATGAAAAGCAAAAAGTTGTCCTAGTTGGTCAATTCTAAAAACTTCTCTTTCTGTAGCATTTAAAGTTGTTTTAAATCTTATACTTGATGATTGAGAACCACCAGCAACACCTTCGGCAACAAAATTAATTCTTCCCATTGTGCTAAAACCTGTAACACCTGCAGCTATACCACCTATTTCTCCTTCTCCTGCGTTTCTGTGGAAGAAAAGAGTTTTTAAGTTAGTGTCATTTGCTCCAATATCTATTTGTCTATTAGCAGTTATGTTTCCACTTGTTCCTGAGTATTCAGATGTTGTGCCTACGAGAAGGTGTCCAGAAGAATCAATACGCATGGCTTCATTCCACGTTCCATTACCACCAAATGCTAAATGAGTTCCACCAACTATTGTTGGTATACCGCCTGGCATCCCCATATTTATAGTATCTGCATAACCACCTGTTCTATTTAGTAAAAACTCTGCATCGTCACCAGATATAGTCAAAACTTTACTAGGGGTTGAGGTTCCAATGCCAACTCTATTATTACTAGAGTCGACTACTAAGGTATCTGTATCAACTGTTAAATTAGCAGACATCTTCACATCCCCCACAATATCTACGGGGACAGTTGGTGAGGCAATACCTAATCCAACCCTTGAGTTAGCGTGATCTACAACAAAAGTAGGAGAGTCAAAAGCAACATCATTAGATCCTACTGTTAAAGTACCTGGCATAAGAATATTGCCAGACAACTTAGCACTAGTAACTGTGCTGTCGCTTGGTGTTCCAATATTAACTGGATTGATTACATAAACTGTTACGCCTCTACCAGCTATAACTCCTGTGGTTATCGTCAGAGTATTGGATGAGATTGTGTAAGCATCTTGGTCTTGAAAAACACCATCCACAAAAACTATTAAATTAGTTTCGGCAGCTGGGGCATCAGACAAAGTAAAATCTGTTTGTGGGTTACCACTTACATCTGCTGCGGTAAAAGAATCAACTGTAAGATTAGAACTTTGTAAATTAATCAGGTTATCAATAATAACCTCAAGAGCCATCCCATTAGGAGGGGCAGCATCGAAGGTTAAATTTGTGCCTGAGAAAGATAGAGTGTCATGGTGCTGTAAAACACCATTTAAGAACACCATAGCGTTGGCTTCAACGCCTGGATTGGTTCCTATGTTATATGTTGTCGCTCCACCAGCTGTAGTTGCATTGAATACAGTCTGGTTTGCAGATTTAGCTGCAATGTTTTCTTGAATTGTTTCGAGAACTCCAGCAGTAACCCTACCTTCAGCAGAATCTCCAGACGAGAACGCTCTTGCCGTAGTGCTCTCTTGAGCACGGACAATAGTTAGAGTATTGCCAGATCTAGCAGTACACTTGCATATTTCATTATTTGTTCCATCATCAAAAGTAACTAAAAAGAATTCACCAGCACTTAAACTTGGAAATACGCTACCATCAGTAACAGTAGCAGATGTTGCCGAGTTTGAAAGGCTTGATGCAAGTGTCGTCTTGGCATTGTTCTTAAAAACAATTCCCACAGTAAAAGCCTCCTATTATTTTAGCTGACTGTTACTGTCCAGGTAATTGTCATCGAGTCTGCTGAACCTTTGTTTACTACTGAGAAAACAGTTCTACATAGCATAGTTCCACTTGAAGAGGCATTTAATAATGCAGCTTCAGTAACAGCACCTGTACCAGTACCAGCTCCAAAAGTAGCAACATAAGTTACTACAGCAGCAGAAACAGTTGTGCTTGTCAGAGATACTCTTCCAAGTTCGTTTCCGAGAGCGGTATCAGAGGCAGCCGCAGCAGTAGAACCACTACCAATAGCCATGTGTGACATAGCTGTTGCAGTAGCATCCTTCATTCTGGAAGCAACATAGCCTTTACCTGCGGTAACAACTAAGTTATCAACTTCCTGCACGACCTCACCATTTATTGAAATGGCAAGTTTACCTTTTAGTTTTAAATCATCATTTATCATTTATGAGCTCCTAATTTAATACAAAAGTATTTAAAGCAGCAGTATTCAAAATAGATCCCCCGCCAGGGATAAATAGAATACTTACTGATTCACTAATTGTAGCAGAATCCGTTAAAGATTTGCTAAAACTATGAACTGAATTCTCGGACATCGAGATGTTATCTGATAAAGCAGAACCAAATTCTGAAACAAGGTTTTCTACTATTGAAGTAGAGTCTTGCACTCCATCAGCCGAGTTCAGATTAGTTGTTTCCGTAACACTAAGCTGATCAGCAAATATAGTTTGTCCACCCAAAGATAACACTTCTGAGACAGATAAACTATCAGAAGGTGCTAAAGAAAAGTTAAAAGTTTGTGCATCACTAAAACCAAAGGTTTCGGACTTAGCTAATGATGCTAAAAGCTCTGTACTTTCAGTTACATTATAAGTGTCACTTATATTAGGCTTGTTTGTCGATAAGCTTGGTGAATCTGACACAGAGAAAATATTATTTTTAACTATGCCTGATTCGGTTGCTAAATCATCTGAAGCACTTGCAGTATCATCAAGGGCTGCTGCATCAGTAAATGTTCTAATGTAAGCAACTATTCTAGATAATGATTCTGCCATTGTGATATCGCCAACAGTAGATACTGAAGAATTTACTTCTCCCCCCATACCGCTATGGTTCGTACAATAGTAAAAAAGTGTTGTAGCTGTACTGTTTGTTACTTGTATTCTTGTGTATGCACCACTAGACCCAGCAGATCCATTTGTTGTGACACCTGTTGTATATTGACTGCCACTATTATGGGACCCATTAGCTGTTTCACTAAACCTAAAAGGGTGCCCTGAATTGCTAGAATCAGAAGTATCAAAGGTATAAGTGTTTCCAGAAACCAAATGTACCAACGGAGAAACAACACCATCAATATAATATTTATTTCCAGATCCATAGTTATTTACACCTGAAGCCACAGTAACTGCAAAGTTAGTATCTCCAGAGTCTTGGATTGATGTTTCTGCACCCATACCGCTATGATTGGTACAGTAATAGTGTAGATCAGGAGTTGAATTAGAAACTACAATTCTAGTGTAAGCACCAGAAGAACCTGGGGTTCCGTTGGTTGTTACATTGGTAGTGTATTCAGATCCTGAGTTATGAGATCCATTTGCTGTAGTTGAAAATCTTAAAGGATGTCCAGAGTTGCTTGAATCTGATTGATCAAAAGTATAGGTGAACCCTGAATTTAAAATAAGACCAGGACTAGATAAACCATCAATGTGGTATTTATTACCAGATCCATATGAGTTAGTGGCAGATGCTACAGTTACAGTATAAGTCTTTGAAGTTGGTATGCTTGATGAATCATCTACAGCTTTACCCACATCTTTTGCATCAGACTCTGAAACAGATAATGTATCTGAATTAGCTTTCCCAGTTTCTAATGCGGGTGAGTCAGAAAATGATAGGCTATCAGCTTTGACAAGTTCAACCTCTACTTCTATTGGATCAGAAAATGATACTGTGTCAGTTTTTCCAAGACCAACATTTCTTATTGCTTGTTCTGTTACGGATGTTGTATCTGCTTGAGCACTACTAAACAGCTTGGCTAGTTCTTCAGTAACAGTAGGAGAATCAGACTTACCTAAAGAAGTGTCTAGAGAAGCGATTGCTTCTGACATTGAGGGTGCATCCGAGAAGTCTCTAAAGTATTGGACAACCTTCGCAAGATCTTCAGTAATTGTTGGTGTATCGGATTTACCAAGATTAAAAGATTTAACTGGTATTTGGTCTGCAACGGAAGGAGCATCTGATTTATTTAAACCAACATTCCTTACATCTGTATCTGTAAATGTAATAGTCTCCGCATTAGGCGAACCAAGCGAAGCCATAAAGTAAAGGTTTTTAGTGTCTGAGTCTAAAGTAAGAACAGTATTCAGATTAACAAAATCTAAACCTGTTTTAAGATTTACAAATTCTAGAAGTGTGGTTGCATCAGATGATGCTTGTAGGGATGCAAACTCCTGCTTGGTTATCTGGATATTGAGAGCAGAAAATTCTACCTTTAATCTGATAGCCATTAGTCAAAATCATCTCTCACGCTAAGTTTTATTAAATCATTGACAGTTTGAATGTTGCCGTCTGATTTCGTGAACTCAACCTCCGCTTCATAAACTCCAGCATCTGGAAATGTGTCTGATGGAAAAAGCATTGCTACTTTTCCTCCTGAAGCATCTGTGATTGATGCTGTTATTGTTTTAAGTATTGTTGTTTCGCCAATCTCCCTGACTCTTACTCTGACTGTTCCTCCAGTTATATTAATTGGAGCAAAAGTGTCTTGATCTTCAGGATCTAAAGTTTGACCGCTTGCAGCTGTATTACTATCTTTTAGAGTAATAGTAAGCTCTGGCAGCGTATCGCCTTTTACTAATTTAATTGTTTCCGAATATGCCACTATACAAACTCCTGGTATTTAACTGTCAGAGGAGCTCCTACATTGCCGTATTTAGCTTTTCTGACTGCTTGTGCCTCTCCCTTATCATACAGTCTTTTATTGAGATCTGCTGCCTGTATATCAGTCCAGGGGCTATCTTTCATCATCTGTAGTCTATACAGAGCACCATGTACTATGGTCTCCATATACTCATTAGCTATTATAGATGGTATTGTGGTAGCCGTCTGCTTAGGTTTGAGAGAATATAAAACATAGAGTTTTTCATTAACAGTTGGTGTAGGTGCAAACAAAATTGTTTCCTGGTCCTTTTGGGTGTAATACTTAACAGCACCTTTCCCGTAAACATCAAATATAGATACACCGCCTATCTGTGCTTTTGGCTCTATCTTGGTGTATTTTTTTTGAGATATCTGAGTACCAGTTGATTCTGAAAACTCTTTGTAAATATCAATAATGTGATTTAACTCAGTACCAACAGGTATATCGAGATCTGAA